TGATACGTTCCTTGAGCAGAACGTTCATCTTGGTGAAAATTTGAATGTCGAGAAGGTCTTCAATAATTTCTCGACGATGTGCTGCTGGTAGCTGCATGAAAGGAACAAAAGTGCTGCTACCAAGCACAACAATCTGACCAAACGATTTGAAATTCAGCTTCAGGATGTTCTGCTCAAGGTGACTCTGATAATCTTTGTTTGCCCCATCCTGATTTAGAAGATTAGCATTCTTGTATACTTCAAAGATATTGGGTTTGATGCCACGACGAATCATATATTCATCACGCCCAATGTTAAAGTCTAACTCAATAAGCAAGTCTTTTTGATTGATACTGTTAAGTAGCTGTGGTTTGTTTACCTTACGAAAGGGCTTACCATAGAGAGCAAACGAAAGCGCATCTAGAATTGTAGATTTACCAGCGCCATTTTCACCAACAATCAGAGTCGTCTTTTGACTGTTGAGTGAGATTGTAGTGAAAGCATTGCCAGTTGATAGAATGTTTTGATATCGTATAGTTTTAAACTCAATCATAAATTCACTGCCTCAGTATATAATGATGCCACAATATCGGTCACACGACCTTTATTATTACGAATCTCTAGCCCATCAACATACTTGTTTAGAATAGTCAGAGTGTCTTCGGCCTCATCAATCAGATTGTCCTCGTCAACAATATCAAGATTCATATGGTCCTCAACTGTCTTGATATCAGCACATCCCATATCAATTAGCTTGTTCATCCATAAATCAAACAAATAAGGATTAGACTTGTTCTTTACTATAACCTTTACGTAGCTATTTGTCAACTCTTTTTCGAATTTTAAATCTCCAATGTCATTCAATGACATATTCGTGTCATCATACCACAGCTTGTGAAATAGGCAATGAGGATTTTGAATGAACTCTAACTCTCGTGTATTAGTGTCTAGAATATGAAAACCACGAGGATCATCATAGTCACTCCAAGTCATTTGATAGGGAGTACCTAAATACGAAATATTACCGTGGGTAGACTTATGATGGAAATGACCAGACAGTACCATATCAAACTTACTAAAAATATTTTTATCAAGTCCGTTATGGTTAACTGCACCTCGATACATTTCAAATCCTTGTATCTCAAAATGTCCCATAAGAATTTGAGCATCTGTTTCCTCAATCGCTTTCATTGTTACTTCATAGTTCTCATCGCAAATCCACGGCACAAGTAGCACCTTCAAACCATCATAGTTTCTCTCTACAGGCTTCTCCCAGTAACAACCAAAGTTGTAGAATGAATGCCCATACAACTGACCCATACTGTTAATTTCATTCGTGTTTTTGAAATATACGTCATGATTGCCAATAATCATATCAGTTGGGATATTACGCTCGTGAATAGGTTTGATTAGATGTTCTTCTAGTTGGGAACTAGTGACGAAATTAATATACTTTCGACGATCACACACATCGCCAAGATGAATAACACGGTCAATATTATGAGTATCGATGTACGGAAAGAACTGCTCGTCAAAAAAAGAATTAATGTGATCAGCAATAATACGATTGTCATTACGGACTCCGAAGTGAGTATCAGTTACGATAGCAATTTTCATTCTTCGTTCTCTTCCTCATCATCATAAAACAACTCAACACCACTCTTCTTTTTTATTTTAGGAATCTTCTTTTTCTCAAGATTTTTCTCAAATTCCTCAACGAAGTTGTTCATATAATCAGTAGCTTGCGAACTTTGATTGTTGGATAAGTCTGCACCAGAACTATCATCATATAGTTCGCCCATCACCGCCATCGATGTGTACATCTTCTGCTTTGTGTATAACTGCGTCTTCTCCTTTGCGATTCTTCGAAGGAACGCATAGTAAATGATTTGCGTAAAATACGCAAAGGGATTGGCAGACTTCGCTGGGTCAAAGTTGTTTAGCGCTCTAATAGCATTCTCAATGCCATCTGCGACCATCTCTTCACGAAATGGATAGTTGATGAAGTTAGGTTTGTATGCGAGCCTCGTCGAGATGTCTATCATGCAGCGCCCAATGTAATCGGGAATAATCGGACGGGATTCGCCCGAATCTTCAGCATCGATGCGGGCTTGACGATATTCCACCATCACTTCAAAAAACTTTTTATTGTCGATATATTGATTCTTGCTTTTAGCCATTGAATCTTTTCCACTTTTTATATTCACTACTATTAATATATACTAAAACGTGACGTGTGTCAACCTAAATTATTATTAATAAAAGTATTGACATTATTTTAAAATGCTGTATAATAGCATTATGCTTATTGATAATAATAGATGATTAGTTATAGCGATTCTTATCTGGTGCTATCAACTGTTCGAAGACATCATCAACCAAAGAATCAGTTTCGTTAACGCTAGTGTGGTAAGATTCAAGAGCAGCAGTATTGACTTTCTTAGCCTCATACATATATGTATGATAGTAGTATTCAGCGAGTTCGTTTGCTTTACCCAAATTACTGAGTATATTGTCCTTAGATATATATGTAGTATTATTGACAACTAAGCTCATCCAATGCTTCATGGCTACTCCAGCATTTGGATTGAAAACAACAGTGCAAGGGTCTTCAATGATATATCCTGTTTCAGATTCGTCTGTTACCAATGCGAAGATGTCTTCACCACTTATAAGTTTAAACACATATAGCATGTTTATTCCTTTATTTCAACGTTGTACAGTTTCAATTTAAAGCCCTCTTTTGAATATGTATCTACTCTCTCCATGAAGTGTTTTAACGCAAAGTTTCTCTTCTTTTTGTAAGCCAAGTCATCTACAATATCGTATAAGGTGGCTTTCTCTTTGCTTTCATGAGTTCTAAGTCCTCGGCCGATAGATTGAAGATTACGGATCCTAGACTTTGAAGGAGACGCAAAAACAATATTATGCAGATTACGTATATTGATACCAGTAGAATAAGTACCATAACTGGCAAGAATAATAGTATCGCTACTGTCTTCAACAAGCCTTCTAATATTTTCTCTCTCATTTGAATCGACTCCACCGTATACGAAATGAACTTCTTTATCACCTGATTGAAGCATTGGATGTAACAACTTACCATGCTTCTCAACGAACTGAAAGAGTATGAGTGTATTACCCTTTAGACTCCATGCGAGATTGCGAATAAACTTGTTTCGTGCTTCATTTGTAACAATAAAATCAATCTCTTCTTGATATGTTTTGTTACGAATTAGCTTTCTTGTAGCATCAGAATATTCTAATACGATGCCCTTAATCTCAAGGTCTGCTAGAATATTCTGATCCATCAACTCTGATGTACTGACAACTTGTTTTACTGTTCCGAATAAACCCTCTAATACTAATTTATGCGTTGTTGTTCCGTCAAGTGTGCCAGTGAAACCATAGCGATATCTACAATCGTCCATTTTAGATAGGATATTAGTTAGGGATTTTGCTTTGAATAGATGTGCTTCATCGCCAATCACAACATCATATGATTGAAACCATGGCTTCTTTAGCTTATGAATCGACTGCCATGTTGTAACAACTATCTTATTATCTATATCTTTCTCAGCACCCGCCATAATCTTGTGTATGTCCATTGGCTGATTATTGTTGTATTCAACGAAGTCTGATGCCATTTGGTGAACGAGTGATGTAGTCGGTACAATGATAAGAATTCTTCTATCTTGCGCAATATGCCATTGTGTAAGTAAATATATGATAAAAGATTTGCCACTACCAGTAGGCGATAGAAGCAACTTACGCTCTGAGTTTAAACATTCTACGAACGCTTCATTCTGATAGTCTCTTAATTCGTATGGTGCTTTGACCAGGGTTGCTAAAGCATAGCCAGATTTTTCGCCATATTTAGCTATTGGTTTCCATTTTTCTGATACGACACATTCATAGCTTCTATCATTACAGAACGATACTACATAAGGTAATAGGCCAGCGTAAAGCAGTCTTGTCATATTGTTAAGCAGTCGTATTTTTCCGTCCCACATTTTATTGCGATACGCAGGAGAAAACTTCGCTCCGGGAACATCAAACTCAAAATACTGAGACATTTCCATAATCACAGACGCTTCAGCATCGATGCGAAGATATACCTCATTGTGCTTTTCAATATGAACCGTATCTATCAAAATTTAAATACCCACCATTTCCAACTATACTAAGCATACATAATATATATGCAAACTCAATTAGCTAAAATCCTATGCTTTCGCCACATCCACAAGTCGATTTTACTTTTGGATTATCAATTACGAAACTTTGTGAAAATAGAGTATATTGATAATCCAATGTAGAATCTTGGAGATACATCATACTAAAAGAATCAGTAACAGCACCCTCTCCTATGTCAACATCGTCATCTTGTCTATTTGTCACATCAAAAATGTATTTGAATCCAGTGCAACCACCTCCTTGTAGTTCAACACGAAATACTCTATCTTCAGGTTGCGATTGAATACCATTTAGTATCACATCAATTTTATCTAGTGCTGTTTGTGTTACAATCATTGATTTATCTCCAATCTTGACTATTTTTGTATTTAGATTCTAAAAAAGATGTAAGGACCTACATTAGATTGCCCCAGTTCTAAACTTTTCAAAATTTATCATATTGGTAATCAAAAATCCACGATTGTTAATCGATTTGATGATATTCTCTAACAAGTCCACCTTCTCTGTTGCATCGCCAATCTTTAGTTTCATTTTGATAATGAAAGAGTCTGCTTCTAGAAGGTCTTTCTGATAACCCTTTGGCGTTCGTTTGAGATTAGGTTCCCAACCATATTCTTTCAAGTCTTCTTCTGCCATCGATCCATCATGCCATTCTGTTCTTAACACTTTGAGACGTTTTAAATCTGCTTCCATCTTGCGTTGCACACTATGCTCGTATGTATAATATCTGTAATACTTGGCGTGCAACTTAGGTATCTTTCTCGCTTCTTCAGTTAAGTTAGAAGGGTTCATATCAGTATCTTTTTCCCATTCAACATGAATGTCATCGATGTTCATTATCTAATCTTCCTTTAAAAATCGACTGATATCAAGACTAATCTTACTGTCGATACGGGCTCTCAATTCCGTTGATGAAAATCTATGTCTACGAGTATTGTAATATAATTCAATGCCATTGGTTTTGCAGAACGTTTTACCAGTGAATAACTTATCCTTATACTCTTCGCCCAAGATTCGAATGTTGATTGGATATGTCTGAAGAATATCTTCCAAATCACTTTCCCATTCATATGGCACAATTTCGTCTACGTATGATACTGCGCTTAGTTGTGTATATCTTTCTACAATGGTTTGTACCGGTTTGTCTTTGTTTGCTCTATCGTTTGATGGATCAATTTGTAGACCACAAATAAGATAGTCACAAACACTCGCAGCTTCTCGTAACATCATAATATGACCAGAATGTAACAAGTCAAATGTTGATGCCGTAAATCCCACTTTCATCTTGTAAAATCTCCCATGTATGTTTCCAACCATTTACTTGGTGTGTATACCCCATTTGGTTGTCTTCAATCGCTTTTGCTAGTGGATAGTCGTTTCCACCCTTATATGTAGTGTCGCCAAAGAATACGAGTTTGTCTTCAGTGCTGTCGAAATCTTTTACTATCTGACCCTTATCTTTACCTTTCTCAGTAATATCCATACCAATATCACCAGCAACTTGAAATTGATATTGCGTAAATTCTTGTGATAACTCTTCGGCAATTCGATTTCGTTCTTTGTGTACCAAATCGAATTTAACGTATTCTAATCTCTGTTCAGGATTGGCGTTCCTGCCAACTGTAGAGAAGTTGATAAGTCCCATGCGGTGTTCAATGTGATTGCCTGTTTTGGTCAGATGTTTGCTCTGCGCAGATTTCTCTTTGAGAGACTTTAATAATTCTATAGATACTTTCATTTTATTCTGACTGACAACCCTGTCGCCTTCCCATACTTCATTACCTGAGCAGTTGTATACTCTCTTAGCAGCAAAATATGTGGGAATACCTATTTGTTCGATTGTTTTGACTCTATCTGAGCCAGTAACTAGATACACGCTATTTTTATTAGAGAAATTAAAGAACCAGGTTTGAAAATCCTGATCCATCAAACTTCTGCTTGGTGTTAATGTACCATCAACGTCAAACACATAATGTAATATCATAGTACTCTCCATACTTCATTATATTATACATCATATATTGGTTATTGTAAACCTTTTATATTTGAAACTTACTGTGGCTTCAGAATAAACTACATCCACTGCCTTTACGTCCAACGCAATTTCAGAGAGACTTGCTGGCATGAGGTCTTCAAAATTTATTTCAATATTAGAATTTTTTGTAGAGTTCAAAATCGTGAGTGTCGCATCTGAAAAAATGCCTGAATTGTCGCCATCTTCTCTCGTAACTAGATTTTTATGCTGTGTGAAATTATCCGGAAACGCTATACCAATCAACCAATCATGCATCTCTAGGTAGTTAGTCATATTTTCATCAACCCGAAATGTGATGCTAAAATCGCCATATTCTAATTTATCTGGGCTGAACGAGAGATTCGAGAATGGAGTAGCTACCGTGGCAAAACCAGCAGTCAGTGACGGAACTGAAGCCGATTGTATATAATATTCAATATTAGGCGCTCTTTGCAGAACGAATCTGAACCCTATCGGTGAAAGGAAGTTTTGAGCCATGTTTGCTCCATATTTTTTCAAAAATTAAAAAAAAGCGCTAGACATTTGATGAGAAGCACTTATATTATATTTATATGATAAAGAGAGTCGTACGACTCTAGAGTCGTATTTGATGCGCAAAAAAAGGGAGAGCCGAAGCTCTCCCTTTTCAGTCTTTTGGTAGGTTAACCCTACTCTTGGTATTACATGATGTTAGTGATTGCAACTCGGCGATAGTATGTGTTTTGATCGCCAGCAGCAGGACTTGTGTTGTCGATAGCGCCTGCACCATTTGAGGTAGCAAATGGGTTAGCAACCATGCCGTAACGAGTCTTGAAGCCAATCTTAGGTTGGAAGCTACTCTCACCAACCGCACGAACCATTTGCAATGGAACATATGGGCAGTAGAAGATGCCAGCATCGAATGCGCTAGAACCCTTGTAGCCAACAATCATGTAGTTAGCGCCTGCATATGGGTCGATGTAGACTTTCATGCGGCCATTAATGACACCAGCGAATGTGTTGCCTGTGTCATCTACATTTAGCTTAGATGCGAGAGCAGGAGCATAGTCGAGGACGCCTGCCATCTGAAGTGCAGAAGCAACATCAGAAGAACAAACAACAACGTTGCCTTTACCACGACGGGTCTGCTTTGCGATTTCATTAGCTTCACGTTCAATCTGGAACATGAGACCTTTGAACTTTTCAACACTCCAACGACCGTTAGCATCAACGTCTAGGTTGAATGTACCAGCAGCAGCGGTGTTTGTTTGAGCGCCAGCTTTGGCTGTGTGATAGATTGTGCGAACAACTTCACGATTGATTTCTGCAAGAATTTCAGCAGAAAGAATGTTAGCAAGTTCTGTTTCAGCGTCAAGACCATGAATAGCCTTTAAATCTTGTGCTAGTTCAGTAGTGTACTCTGCTTTGAGCGCACGAGACTTGGCAGTAACAGTAACCTTGTCGATTTCGAAGCCCATCTGAGCATAAGCAGCTTCAGCTTCCATTGTAGCCGTAGCAACACCAACACCAGTCGTTTCGGATCCAGCACCGAGAGCATTAGCGTGTGTACCTGCGCCAGAGAAGTCTGTGTCAGCTTCGCTGTGCAGCGCTTCAGTTGTAACAGTTGTCGTGTTAGCATACATGGACTTCATGGCAAAGATAAGCCCAGAAGGACCGGTCATTGGCTGAACACCACAAATGTCATATGCCATCAAATTAGGCATAGAACGACGAACGAGGCTAATCAACACAGGATCGTAAGTGTCGGTAGAAGCAACGCCACCAGAAGCGCCATCACCAATAGAGTTGGCAGGTGCGGCTTCCATCAGTAGGCTATTAGGTGACCAAGCAGCGCTTTCTCTTAGAGCCTTTTCGGTGTTCTCTAGGACAATAGCAGTAACTGCTCTTTTGTGATTATCTGTGATAGCTTCGAGGTCTGGATGCTCCAGAATAGGACGCCATTTGTTGTTTAGTTCTTCATTTAACATTTTAGAAGATTCTCCTTAACTAAGAATATTTATTTAACTATTTATACTATTTGATATTTCTGAAAGTCTTGCTGATGGATTTAGCATAGAGAGCCATCTGAGGGTCAACATACTTCGCATCTGATTCCTCATTTACTGGATCTAATTCGTCCGTCTCTTCAACAATTGCTGATTTGCCAAAATAGTTTTCTTTGATGATTTCAACTTTACGACTGTAATCATCAAGGTCTACATATTCTAGGCCTTCGGTGAGCGAACGCAGCTTTTCAGTCTGTGTATCTGCTAGTCCTTCTGAAAGAACATCGAATACGTCCGACTTCTTAGCTTCATCAAGCTCTTTGGAAACCTCAATGTTTGTATCAAGCTGTTCGTTGAGGCTCTTTTCAAGCTCTTCGATCTTCTGTGCCATTTCAGCGACCAGATCGACTTCTTCGTCAGGAACATCAATATGATGCTCTGAGAAAAGTTCTTTAAGACCAGAGATGAACGACTCTGCAATATCAGAGCGAATTCCACTCTCCACTGCAAGTTCGTTTGCTTCCATCCACTGCTCTGACACGTAATCTAGATATGAGTCAACCTTCTTAGTGAGGTCTTCTGTAGCTAGTTCTACTTGCTCATCTAGTTTGAAATTAAATTCTTCTTCTAAACGAGAAACTTCTGCATTAACTTTTTCTAAAACAACTGCCTCAAAGAGAACAGCAGCCTTTTCTTTAAAATCTTCTGATAGTTCTTCACCACCAAAAATTTCTTCTACTGCTTCGCTCATAGAGTTATCGGCACCTATTTTTGTTTCGCTATCAGATACCGTATCATCGGAATCATCAGCAATTACTTCATCAGCTTTACGCTTCTTGACACTAACTGCGGCCGATTCCATTACTTCGGAATCACTTGCAGATGCCTTCAACTCGTCTAACTGATCAATTTCTTGATCTGACATATGTTGTCTCCTTCGAGTTTATTAGTTATTTAGTTTATTTATAAAAAATGTTATTTTGAAATATTATTCAAGAATTTTGCAAATATTTTGAACTTTTGTTCTTCGAGTTTACGAGGAGAGAGTTTTTTAGTCTCTGCTACAATCTGTTCAACCATTTGTTCACGCATCCAGTTACCAGAAGCGATATCATAAAACCATTCTGACCCTTCCATAATACCCTTTACGAAAGCATCAGGAGCAGATGGGTCAGCGACGATATCGCCAGCAGTAGCGAGCATGAAATCGCCCTGTACTTCCATAATACCTTTCCCTGTTTGCTTAATTGACCCCATGCCACGAGATGATACGCCAAGTGTTGCACCTTCGTCCATAAGATTCTTTACTACCTTACCCATTGGAGTATCCATAATCTTTGCTTTACCAACAAAGTTTGAGCCCTCTTGATGTAAGTCAGTAATCATATGTGACACTCGCTCAAGGTTGATGGTTGGTCCATCAGGATGTCCGAGTTCACCAAAAGCTCTTTTTTTCTCTACAAATTCTTTATTATATCTCTTCACTTCTTTCGCAATAACTTCAGAAGGATAGACACGCCCATTACGATTTTTGAGGTCGCCTTGCATGAAGACGCCTTCAATGAAATAGTTTTTTGGCTTACCTTCTTCGGCAGCTTCTGTGATGTATTTAACATCATCGTTTATTTCGCAGATTAATTTCATTGTCCTACCCTAACCGTTAGAAACTGGTGTTCTGAAAACGTGGTCGCAAGCGGCATTTAAACTAACGTAAACTTCGCCATCGCCCGCAGCACCGCTTCTAAGTTCACCAATGTCGATAAGTACGACATGCCCCGGTCCTACTGTAATCATAGTAGAAACCGCTGAAGAGGTTGTTCCAAATGAAACATTAGCAATGACTGTTGTATTACTATTGTAAATTCTTTGAAATCTACCATCTGTGATTTCAGCATGAGTAGCTGTGACTGCTACTGTATTTGCTATAAGTTTGATTGCTGGCATATTTATCTCCCTTACATTGCTTGCTTGGCAAAGGCAAGAATCTCACTATTAGATTTCTTGTCTTGCATAAACTTAGCGAGCATTGTCTTTGTGTTTGCAGGGTTCAACGACTTATATAGATTATTGAGCGCTGCTGCATCATCTTTAGAAACCTTTACCGTACTACCATCTTTAAGTTTCATGTCGGTAGCGCTGAAATTAACTGCTTCATCAAGGTCAACGGATTCGTATACTTCGTATGTCTTACCAGCAACTACGAAAGTTTTATCACCCTTTTCTTTAGCTGCTTTTAGCGCCATTCCAAATGCGTTACCTTCCTTCATCATCTTATTAATCTCAGCACCCTTCATATTGTGCTTTGTAATAAGTTTTGTAACTGCACTTTGAGTTACAAAAGGAATGTCCGCTTTTACCAACTTAATAAGCATCGCTTTATTGTCAGCAAACTTATTCATAATGGCAGATAGCTTCTTAGCGTTATCTAAACTGATTTTCTTATCACGCATTGGCTCATATGCTTTTTTGAGTTTAGCAATACCTGCTGCGCTTTCCTCTAACTCTTCATTTGGGCCATAGCCTTTAGGAGTTACATCTTTAGTGCGTGACGCAACATCTTTTTTTGATTTACCCTTTGCCATTCTTTTAGCAGCATCTGGGTTTAAATTACCTTTCTTATCAAGAAACTTTGCAAGATGAGGCGGCAACCCATTTGATGCTTCATCAAGGTCAACTTCTTCAATTACATTTTTAGGAAACGATTTTTCAATATATTTCACTACATCTTGAGTAGACCTACTATCCATTTTTGCAACAATCTTAAACTTACTACCAGATTTAGATGCAATTGTTTGGCCGCCCATTCCAGTTTTCTCTAACTTCTTTCCATCAGTTGATAACATTTTACCATTCATAGATTTACCACTATAGAACGCATCTACAACTTGTTTATCTTTTGGATTTAATGCTTCATCAAGGTCAACTTCTTCTGGAACATATTCATTCTTCTGCATCATTTTCATTGCCCCAGTTGCAAGTTTGACAATAGGAAGTTTTTCCATCTTCTTCTTGGTTGCGTCATTTACCTTGTCATAGATTTGCGAAATAGCAGATGCAGTGAAAGAATCGACCATAACACCATCAATCTTTGCAGCAGATTTCTTGGAGGCAATCTCTTTTACCTTGTCGATAACACTCTCATTACAAATTTGTTTTGCAAACATTACGGCTTTCCAGCTTTCGCCATAAGTAGCTCGTAATGATTCTTCATTCATTTCGCATTCACAATCTTCACATCCACAGTTTTCACATTTACACTTAGTAATATTTTCTTCATAAACCGCAGCGTCTTTACCTTCTTCACTATCAGCAATACGTTTCTTCTTACCAGGAGACTTTTTTGTACCCTTTAAAGTTTCTGCATCGTTTAGCGGATGGTCAACGATACCAACGACGTGCTTGTCTTTGAAACGTTTTTCGCCAGCAGCTTTTGGCTCCAGCAGTTCTTGTAAATCTTTAAAGGATAGCATTTGTGAGTTCCTTATAATTTGTTTTTTAGTATTCTGTGCTGTCAACGTCTGGTTCATCGTCGAGATCAACGTTTAAATCAAAGTCGTCCTCTTCGGCACCATTCATCATCTGCTGTGCAATATCTTCTCTTTTAGCATCGATAGCAGCACTAATCTTGTCCTGCATTATGTCTTGAAATGCGGTTTGAAAATCGTTTGGTTGATTTTCGTGAGCGTGTTTCAACAAATCTACTATATTATTTTCTACCATCATACCAACTCCATATATTTATATCAATTAAGATTGTTCTGTTTCATCATTTGGTTCTGCTTCGACGCCCTGGTCATCATCTTCTTCACCTTCATCATCAAGGTCATCATCACCATTTGCTTTTGCTTCAATAGCAATTTGCTCATCAATGTCTTTTATATCGTCTTCTGATTGTTGAAGTACGTTCATACGAACCCATTTTTCAGAGTAGTATTTACCAGTATATTCGTCAATATCAGCAACAATCTGTAGTCTATTTTGTAGTATTTCAGCCTGTTTCAATTCTTCAAAATGATTATCGTGCATAAAGTCGAAGCGAATAGCCGATTTAATCTTAGGCCAATCTTCTGGTGCAATCACACCTTTCAGAATTAATTG